ACATCCCGGAGGGGTTCTATAAGGAGAATCCCATGCCAGCCACCACAGAGCAAGCCGTCATTATGCTGTCGTCCCACTTCTACGAAAGCCGGGACGGCAGCACGGGCGGCTTCTTTGCGGATAACACCGGAGCGGCACAACAGGTGTGGAACACGGTCAATCTGCTGCTCCGCTTGGATAGGCGGTGGCAGATATGAGTTTTGGAAAAATGAACGGCTTTGCCGTCATTGTAGAAACCCGCCAAGTCAAGGACAGCGAAGGCTTCACTCATTCCGAGGATGAAGTCCTCGCTTCCGTCCGTGTGTACCGGGAAGGTCGGCATGGCTCTCAGCGCTGGGCGAACCTCGCCGCATTCAGCGAAGCGACCGACCTGTTCCGCTTTCGTTGCATTCCCGGTCTGACGGTCACTGCCGACCATTTTCTTATTACGGAGGACGGACGGTACGACATCGTTTCCGTGGAGAATGTAAAAGGCCGTGGAATGTATATCGAGATTTTAGCAAAAAGGAGTGAATCGACCATTGGCAAAGTGTGAAATGAAACTGCCGGAGGAATTCCTCCTGAAAATCTCCCGCTTGGGCAGCGATTTTGACAGCGTTGCGGACTCCGTTTTGCAAGCCGGTGGCGAGGTGGTTCTCTCCAAGGTGCGCAGCAACCTCTCCTCCGTTGTGGGCAGGGGTACGAAATACGACTCCCGTTCCACCGGCGAATTAGAAGGTGCGCTGGGCCTTTCTCCGTCCAAGCTGAACCGAAACGGCAACCACGATGTCAAGGTCGGTTTTGCTGAACCTCGCTCGGATGGCGGCAGCAACGCCAAACTGGCGAACATTCTGGAATACGGCAAGCACGGTCAGCCTGCAAAACCATTTCTGAAGCCCGCAAAAACGGCATCCAAACAGGAATGCATCGATGCCATGACGCAAAGACTCGAAGAGGAGGTCAAAACCCGATGAATCTTTTATCCGAACTGAACACGCTGCTATCCGGCTGCGGTATCCCCGTGGAAACAGGCGTGTTCTCCGATAAAGCGCCGGACACCTATCTGGTGCTCACCCCGATGTCCGACGGGTTCGAGCTTCACGCTAACAACGCTCCCGGCTGCGAAACCCAGGAGGTTCGGCTGTCGCTCTTCACAAAGGGCAGCTACACCAAGCTGAAAAATGCACTCGTTCGTACCCTTCTTGGTGCGGATTTCTATATTACCGACCGCCGGTACATCGGTTTTGAAACCGACACCGGCTATCACCACTACGCCATTGATGTGGCACAAATCTATGAATTGGAGGTTTAAGACATGGCAACCATCGGTCTTGACAAACTCTATTACGCCAAAATCACCGAGGACGCAAGCGGCGAGGAAACCTACGCTTCTCCGGTGCAGCTGGCAAAGGCCATGACCGCAGAGCTTTCTGTGGAACTGGCGGAAGCGACTCTCTACGCCGACGACGGTGCGGCAGAGATCGTAAAGGAATTCAAAAGCGGCACGCTGTCACTCGGCGTGGATGACATCGGTGCGACCGCCGCATCCGACCTGACAGGCGCGACCATCGACAAAAACGGCGTGGTCGTCTCCGCAAGCGAGGACGGCGGCGAACCCGTAGCGGTGGGCTTCCGTGCGAAGAAGTCCAACGGCAAGTATAAATATTTCTGGCTTTATCGTGTAAAGTTCGGCATCCCAGCCACCAACCTCGCCACAAAGGGCGACAGCATCACCTTCTCCACACCCACCATTGAGGGAACCATTCTGCGCCGCAACAAGCCGGACGCCAAGGGTGCGCATCCCTGGAAAGCAGAGGTCACCGAGGGCGATACCACCGTGACGGCGGCCACTATTTCCAACTGGTATAAGACGGTATATGAGCCGACCTATGCGGCATCACCCGAGAAATCCACTTAACGGAGGTAACTTATGATGGATAACGAAAGAACCGCAACCATCCTCATCGGCGATGAGGAGTACACCCTGCTGCTTACCACCAAGGCAACCAGAGAGATCGCCGGTCGCTACGGCGGCTTGGAAAACCTCGGCGAGAAGCTGATGAAATCCGAGAATTTTGAAATGGCCATCGGCGAAATCGTGTGGCTGATCACGCTTCTTGCAAACCAGAGCATCCTTGTCCACAACCTCAAGGATAAGGCGCATCCCAAGGAGCTGCTCACCGAGGATGTAGTGGAGCTTCTGACCACACCCCTCGACCTCGCCGGATACAAAACCGCTATCACGGAGGCGCTCTACAAGGGCACCAAGCGGAATGTGGAAAGCGAGAAAGACCCAAAAAACGCATAAGTCGGGTAACAGTCTCCGATGCAGAGCTGTTTACCCGGCTTCTTTATTACGGCCTTGCCCACCTTCATCTGACACTGGATGAGGTGTGGCTGATGCCGTTTGGCTTATTGCTCGACCTGTGGGAATGCCACAAGCAGTATAACGGGCAGGCTACACCGGCAAGAGAACATTATATCGATGACATTATCCCGGAGAGGATTTGAACCGTATCAACGCAGTTCATCTCGTACTTAGTCCGTTTTTGTCATAACTTCTTTGTGAACTTTTTCCCGCAGCCTTGATATTTTTCAAAAAGCGTGGTATACTACACATAGAAGTTCGGACAGTTTTGTCCTAAGTACGAGGTGAATTGAATGATTAATCGAGATACTTATATGGATCGACTGATTCATAGTATGTGGAACGGCGAGATAAAGGTTATCACAGGCATACGCAGATGTGGAAAGTCCGTACTGCTTTTTGACCTGTTTTTCGAGTATCTCCTTTCGCAGAATGTTCTTGAGGACCACATCCTGAAAATTGAACTGGATCAGCGGCGCTATTATAAATTCAGGAATCCTATCACTCTGTGCGAGTATGTGGAAAGCATCGTCCGCGACAGGAAGAATGAGAAGTTCTACCTGTTCATAGACGAAGTGCAGCTTACCGCAAAAGTAGTGGACAAGGAAAACGGCGGCATTGAAGTCACTATCTATGATATGCTGAATGAACTCAAGGCATATAAAAACCTTGACGTTTATGTAACCGGCAGCAATTCCAAGGGGCTGTCAAAAGACATCGCCACAGAATTTCGCGGTCGTGCTACACAGATCCATGTATTCCCACTGTCGTTTGCGGAATTCTATTCCGCTGTAGGCGGAGATGAACGAAAAGCTCTGGATACCTATATGCTTTATGGTGGTATGCCGCGACTGCTGGCTTTGGAGGATGACAAGGATAAGAAGGATTACCTGACATCCCTTTACAGTGAACTGTATGTCAAGGATATCGTAGAACGCAACGGCATCGAGCGTGAGGATATTCTGAACGACATTCTGGACTTTCTTGCTTCGCAGATCAGTTCGCTGACGAATCCGACCAATATCGCAAATGCCATCGCGTCTATGAAGAATGAAAAGGTCAACCCTGCGATGATTTCAAATTATGTGCAGTACATTATTGACTCTTTCCTCATTTCAATGGCAAAACGGTACGATGTTAAAGGAAAGACCTATTTCAAGTATCCGAACAAGTACTACTATACGGATGTCGGGCTTCGGAATGCACGCCTGAATTATCGCCAGTACGACCCCGGTCACATCATGGAGAACATGATCTACAACGAACTCCTGCGGCGTGGGTATTCCGTTGATGTCGGCGTAATTTGCGACCGCTCCGATGGCAGTAAGATTCAGAAAGAGATCGACTTCGTGGTGAATGACGCGGATAAGAAAATCTATATTCAGTCCGCTTTCCGCATGGATACCGATAAAAAAGAAGCCGCCGAGCTGTCATCACTGATGCTTACAAAGGATTTCTTCAAAAAGATCATCGTCCGCATGGATGTGCCGCACAATTTTTATGATGACAACGGCATCTTCCACTGCAACCTGATCGACCTGCTGTTGGGACGGGTGGAACTGTTCTGACAGGACAAATACACACAGTATTGAGGAGTGACCTGTTTCAGGGGCGCTCCTTTTTCATACCATCAGGCACCCTTTCACCTCGTACTTCGGACATTTTTGTACCAAGTATGCGGTGAAGGAGTGCTTTTTTCATGCCAACTACAAGGAGGTGACGGTACATGGCAGACAGTTTCGGACTGAAGATCGGCCTTGAGGGCGAAAAGGAATTCAAAAAAGCACTGGCGGACATCAACCAGTCCTTCAAGGTGCTCGGCTCCGAAATGAAGCTCGCCACCTCTCAGTTCGATAAGAACGATAAATCCGTGGAGGCTCTCGCCGCACGGAACAAGGTGCTGCGAAAAGAGATCGACGAGCAGACAACAAAAATCGACACTCTTCGCAA